TCTATTCTTTGAGTATGTCACCCCATTTTTCATTTGTTTTTTTTTTTTTTAATGATACGGCGACCACCGAGATCTACACTCTTTCCCTACACGACGCTCTTCCGATCTCAGTACCTTTGGTATAAAATTGAGTATTGCTAATTACCAATTTCGATTGACCAAAATGATTTGTTTCTAACATTTTTTTACCAATTTTTATTGCTTTATCTTTTAACTGACTTGCACTTGGAATATTATTTTCCATACGATAATGCAAATAAACTTGTTCTGTTATTCTTTTTGCAAAATTATTTGACACCATAACATCATCCATTCCAGCCATATCAGCAAATTCACTTGAGATTGCACTTTCAAGCACAGTTAAAAAAGGATCGCTTCCACTATTTTGTTTGCTATATGCTTTATTTAAAGACTCTCTATTTTTAAAATAATAACCATCTTCATCTTTTAAATTTCTATCTAACATATAAGCCTCTACTCCAGCTTTAACATTACCAGCATTATTCGTAATATGTTTTGTTAAAGATTCTATTGTTGCTTCTGCATTTTCTGGCAAATCTAAATATTGCATTATACCTCTACTATCAACAACGCCATCCTTCATTACTACTGAACTTTGCATTAATGCAAATGCTGGTGAATTAACTAAATTTTCAATAGCTACATTATTTGCTGTTCCAGTTTGTATATTTGATATTCTGCTTTTTAAATCTCCGCCTAAATTAGTTGGAATTACACCATGATTTGCTGCTAACCATTCATAATACATTGCTATATCAGCCGTACTTGCAGTCGGTGTTTGCCCTACAGTTCCTTGTTGTGCTTGAGTAAAATATTCAGAAGTATAGTGTTCTCTAGGTGGGTTAAAACTTAATGCAAATTCAGCTATAGTTATTTCACTTTCTGGTGAATTAAAATCACTTAATGCATCTGCTAAAGCATTGTATTCTTTTTTTGTTTTTATTATTGGATATCCTGATGCTGCTTCTCTTTGTAAAATATTAGTACTTTTTTCTGATGTTGATGATTGTGTATACATATCATCTAAATATGTTTTATGATTATTTAAAAAACTATCTATTTTAGTTGTATCTAAACCATCTATATCACCAAACCCTAATGATTTTAAAGTTACATCTGTTGTTGTTCCATCTAAGTTATCTAAAGTTATAACTTGCTCTGGATTATTTATTCCCATTCTTATTTTTTGTATATTATTTGATGCTCTAGTTATACTTTTTGAATCTTTATTGTCATGTAAAATATAAGATTTTAAATTTTCACCTGTCTTTGCCATTAACAAATATGTAGGTAATTCTTCTTGCAACCAAAAAGAAGCAACACTACTTGGATTATCACTTTTTTGTGATAGTCTTGTCATTTCTTTTGTTATTTTAGCTAATTGTTCTGCAAATGCAGCAGCATTAGTTAGAGCTAAACTTGGCGCTATATTAGCAAATTGTTTTCTTGCTGACTCAGCAGTTGCATCATTAAATGCAACTCGTTTTGTAAAATGTTTATTTGCTAAATCAGTTCTTCGTGTTCGTACCGCATCATTTATTTCAGTTTCTACAATAGACCTCATTTCAAATGGAACAGTACTTAATAATGCTTCAATAGGTTCTGCTACAGATTTATCAAACATAGCTACATGTTCTCCAACTGTATCTGTATATTTTACATTTTGTCTAGCTAATAATCTTTCATCATCTAGTATTTGTTTTGTATTTAATACAACAGCTTTAACATAGGTATCAGCCGCTTCTTCATCATATGCTGATGCAGACCATGATGTAGTTAATAATTCTTCTGGTGTTTTATAATTAACTGCTACTTTATGTGTTCTTGTATTACCAGAAGCATCTGTATAAGTTTGATCTTCATATATTATTTCTGCTTGTTGCCCTAATTTTTTACCTAATTTTTTTTCTTTAACTTCCATTTCATTTAAACGATTGTTAATAAAATTATTAACACCTCTACTGTTAGCACTACCTAACTCACCTATAGATGCACCTAATTGCCTAGCACCTTGTCCTCTATTAACTTGTATAGATGCTGGATTAAATGATGTACTTTGTGTTTTTTTAAATGCCATTAAGTTTTAAACCTCGATTTAAAAGATGAGCTTGTACTTAAAGCTCTATCTGCTGGTGTGTAAAATTTATAGTTAGAACTATTAGATCCTACTTGTTGACCTGTACTTGGTTTTTTTAACCCTTCAAAACCTTTCATGCCCATCTCTATTGAATCAAACATGGTTTGATTAAATCTACCAGTTGCTCTATTTAAATCAGCAACTTTTGTTAATCCAGACTCTCTTGATGCGTATGCTAATTCACTTTGTTTGTTGATAGCGTTTAATGCACTAATATTTAACTCACGCATAAATGCTGATTTACTTTCGTTCATTGCTGCTTCAAAAGAATTGCTTTGTCCAATGCCACTAGGTGATAACAATGCTCTATTAGATGCTTGTTTTTCTTGAAAAATTTGAGCTAAAGTATTTCCTTTTTGTATTGCTTCTATCTGCACACTTGTACGATTATCTTTGATTTGTTCTTGTCTATCACGATAGGCTTGTTCAGCCAACGCTTGTTCAGCTTTTAATGTTTGTCTAGCTTGAATTATATTAGCTCCTGCTAAACCTATATATACTGCTGGATGACACATTAGTAATAAACCTCCGATGTTATACCTAATACCCTCATTGGTAGTGGCGCTGTTTGCGATACCGTCAATGTAGGATCTACTTCATAGCCAAGTGTATGCACTTCTTTTTTACCTGTCAAAGATTGTAACCCAGTTGTATCATCATTAGGGTTACTGCCAATTAAAACTTGATTAGAATTAATCGTAACATTATATGTAGTTGATAATTCTAATATAGCTTTACCTATCTTACGTGGTTTACCTGTTAATACACCATCACCTAGTCTTACATCTTGTGGCAAAGTTTCTACGGTAATGTCATAGTCCATACCTATATCACAGGCTGCTGCTGGTGATGGGAAAGTAACTGTACCTGCTGATGTTACTACACCACTACCATAATAAAAAAAATCTCCAGCTTCTGTAGAGCCTGATGTTGCATGTACTGTTTTACCTATCTGGGTAATGCCTGTAAATACACGACTGGTTAAAAATACTAAAGTCAGTATTGTCAGTAATAGATGCTGTTGCTGGACTAACTGATATTATATATTCATTGCTTGTGCCTGTAGCAGTAACACTTGTAACTGTATGTGTTGTGCCAGTACCAGCAAACTGAAACGTATCTCCTTGATTAGGACTAGCAGTTGCACCATCAATAATAAATTGACTAACACCACTTGACACAGCACCTTTGTTTTTTACTGTACCATGTGGTTGATAACTAGCTGATATGGTTTTAGTAAATGACATATCAGTAGGTATATCAAATTGTGTAGTTGCAAACTGTTCTAGATAATATGCAGTACTGCTATTAATAGTTCTTTCTACTAATGCAAATATTGTAGACGATAAACAAGCAATAGACTTGTAGTTGCCATCAGTATTCCATTGTGTCCAACCAAATATTTTTTGTTCTTTCTGACTATTGTAAATACACATTGTGCCATCACCACATACTAAAAAATATAGTTGCTCAGTTCTATCTGGTAATGATGTTGCTGTTGCTGTATCAGTTGGTGTTGTAATTAAATGTGATGACTCCAGGCTAGTATTGTTACTATCAAATAATTCTGTAGTTGATGTAAAAACATAATCTCTTATGTTCTTACCATTTTTTTGTATATACAAAGTACCGCCATCAAAAGGTCTTGGCATACCTTTTTGTTGTACGCCAAATGATGTTTGTCTAACAATCATAGAATCCGTTGGTGTTATATTCTTACCTGTCTGCGGTCTAAGAAAAAACTCAGCACCACTGGTAAATATTTCTAATACACGACCAGATGTTAAATGTCTTATTTCATTAATTTGATCTGATGCAATTTGCATTTGCAAACTTTCGTCATCTAGTCCTTTACCTACATCAAAGTTAAAAAACAATCCTACTTTACTAGCTGTTAAATAATCAGGTGCAGTTGCACTACCACCAAAATATAATCGTTGTTCGTGAAAACAACATGCTCTAGGAAAACCATTAGGTTCACTATACAGTTGTTCATCCCAATTTCTAGTAGGTGGATGACCTACTATTTTTACACTAGCACCACCACCATCTACTGATTCTGTTGCTGTATCACTACTACCAGCAGTATAAGAAAATCTATTATCATCAACAACAGTAATAGTAAATGTACCGTTTAAATTAGCTGTTGCTAAACCTGCTCCACTAGAATCAAATATATCTTGTGCGCCTGATATAGTAATACTTGCTCCTGTAGAAAAACCATGTTGAGCCATTGTTACTTCTACTACACCACTACCTTGTATACTTTTTAATGGATTAGCATCTAATTCTATTTCAACATCATCTAACAATGTACCTGTTACTACAGTTGCAGAGGTATAACCTGTAATAAATATTTCTGCGCCATGATAACGCACTCTTGTATTAACATATGAATCTGTCCAATAATCAGCAGAAGTAGTAAGGGTTACACCTGTCTGTCCTTTTGCAGTTTGATTTATGTCTAACGTAATAGAATCACTAGCAAACTTAAAATAAGGTTGATAAGTTTTTTCACCATTAACACTTACATCAAATTGAAATACTGATAAAGCAAATGTAGTTGCTCCAGTTCTTTGTAATATTCTAGGAGAAAAATTTTTGTGAGTAATAATCATTGTATCGCCTTGTTGAGTTACTGTTAGTTCCATTAACTCTGCGGTAGCAATACCAGTTGATGTAATAGTTTGCAATAAAGTACCATTACTACTGTAAATAGTTATAACTGTATTAGTAAAAAGAATTATATATTCTTGATCATCGCTAAAAATAAATGGTTCTATTCTGCCATCGCCTGGAGCAGTAGCACGATAGACTGTGCCTGGTCGTCTTTCAATACCACCTTGATTTAGAGTCAGTACATTACGAGCTTTCTTTAAACCTTGCTCGTATGCTACAACATCAACCCTAGATACAATCTTAGGATCTAGTTCGCCTCTTACAAAACTGGCTTGATGTATTCTCTGTGTAGGCATCCATTAGCTCGATACTGTTGCGTTAACATTATTAAAATGAGTACGATTTCTTCTATTACGTATTCTGTTAACATCCATACGTTTAGTTGTTTGAGCTTGACCATCAGTAGATTTAGCTATAGCTATTTGTCCTAATGCTCTATTTCTATATAACTCAGACAAACTATCATTTCTTGCAATCGCACCTGCAAATAAACTAGCAAGTTCAAATACCATACATTGTTTAAAGTACGGAGGAAACTCTGCTTCACTAGCCTGGAATGTATAATCACAAATCAATGTATCACCTGAACCTGTGTCAGTAAAAATTTTATCACCATATCTATCATAAGCAATTACATTACTGTTAACAGTAACAGTATGTATTAACAAAGCATCGGCTGGTAATTGATATGATGCAGTAAATCTACCTAATGGATTTTCTGCTAACTTAGTTAGTTGTACTTGTTTAGTTGCAAATCTCCAGCGTATTCTGGTAATCATTGCTTCTAATGTTGATTCGTATAATTGTCCAGCTACAGTTGATTCTGTTGTAGCTTCTTCAAAGCTAGTTATTATGTTAGCACCCACTAGCACAAGGGCTTTGTTACATATATCAAATCTAGTTTCTGATAACATAATACCTCTCTATAAAAAGATAATGAGGGAAGGGTGTAGTCGAGCCTCCCCTCAAGATCAATGGTACTTACGTACCGTTAGTTGTTGTAACAGTTGCCGCACCTGATGCAGAAGTAACTCCTAACATATCAAAAGTTACTGTACCACCAGTAGTTCCTGCTACCAATATCATATCGTACTGTTTCAAGTTATTAGTTACATCATTGAAGTAACCACTACCTGCAACTGTAGCTGGAGCATCTGCTGTAGTGTAATGCCAAACATTACCAGTTCCGCCACCTGCGACTAATTTTAAATTTGCTGCTGTTAAAGCCATGATTAACCTCCTTTATTCAGTAATCTGGATTTGCATGAAGCCTTCTGCATCTATTGCTACGGCCTGCATACTCATCATTGATGTTGTTAAATGACTTACCTTCTCAGGAACATAGTTTACCTCAGTCTTGACATCAGCACCTGTAGCAAGGCCGATAGCAGATTTATGGTAAGCATGACAATCTCTAGTTGTACTAGCAAGTGTCAATCCTGAATGTGTGAAGAATAAGAACCCTAACCATCTCTTAGCTGTCATACCACCAGCGTAAGGTAGTTCACCTTCGCCAACGTATTCTGCTCTTGAGAATTGGTCTAGTTGTAACAAGTCAGCCCATCCAGCAGGTGATACTACAAAATATCTTTGACCATCATCTGGAACATCTGCTTCACCAAATGTCTCATATGTTGTCAACGCTTTTGCAAGTGTCAATGCCGCAGAACCATGCGCAATATTTGCAGAGTTTGAACCTGCATCTAATACGTCAATGATTAGTTGGTCTGTTTGTCTACCTAAAGCTGCCGCAGCAGATTGAGCTAGAACTTGTCTTTCGTCTATGTTTGTTTTTAACTCATCTAGTGTATCAACATAATCACTTGCATAGAAATCAGCTAGTGTTACGTCAACTGTGCTGTGAGCAATATCCATTGTTGGAACTTCGGCATGACGATTCTTAGTAACGGCTGTACCTTTCCCTACTTTCTGGAAACGTGCTTGGCTACCTTTTACATTTTTAGTCTGCCTTACAGTATTCGCTAATTTCGAACCCATACGTTGATATGCCATATGGACTTCTGCTTCAAACTGTTTAATAAAGGCAGTTGATATTGATGTACTCATCTTTTATCTCCTGTTAAATTAAATTAAAATTTCACAGTTGTCCTTTATCCTTCAATTCGGTTGTCCATTTAGGGCCTATCTCCGAAATAATGGGCTGTATGTCTACATCTACTTTTGGTAGATGCTTATAAAAGTAATACATTTCTATCTCATTTACAAGCATTGGTTGCTTTGCAAAGCAATATTTCTGCCATTTTAACCATTTTATACTACGTTTATGCTCATTTATTATAAAATTAAATAAGAAAGTATAGTGTGATTCTAAATATGTAAGCCATCTAATGTTAGCATGTAAGAAAACTTTTTTATGTTTATGCAATAAATCACTTGCTAAAAACCATACAGCAGCTTTATGTGGATTAGTTTTGCTAACAGGCATTGCTCCCCATATAGCAATAATCTCATCTGTACCTTGTTCAAAAATAGTAAAGGTATGTGTGTTTGGTCTATTGTATCTAAATGGATTTATTAAAGCAGTTAAAGGATCAATACCCATAGCAGCTAGTTCATATTTATCTAACTGCTGTAGGTTTGGTGCTAGTCTAAAACAATCATCAGGGATTGTTTTTTCTAGGTAGATCATTACTTTGTTAACATTCTAAATGCAGCATCTACTTTTGCTACATAAGCATCATCTCTATAACGTGGATCAAAGTATCTTTTGTCTTGCATCATAGCCCTTGCATCAGCCATTGTCAGTTGTTTTTCTGGTTGCGTAAACTGCTCTGACCTAACACCAGTTTTACCCATCTCCATCATTCTTTCAATTGCTTGTATACCTTGTGCTGTTGTTCCTAAAGAATATTGAATAGCTTCAAATTCTTCTGGTGGAAAGTTCTTACTAGCCCAAGCATTAACTGCATCTACTCTTGAAGTTGCATTTTCACCTAATGCTTCCATTTCTGCCTCAATATTAGGTTGTTGCGACTGCATTGTTTCAACATATGCATTGATACCAGCTTCGTATTCTTCTTGCGTAAAACCATTTTCTTTAGCAATACCATTCCACCATGTAGTCATAGGATTTTCATTTACCATTTCTTCATTAATACCTTCTGGTAAAGCAGGTAACTCATAGGCCTCTGGTACATTTTCTGCATGTTCGTTAGCAAGTTCTTCCATTAGCTTTTCTTTAATAGCTTCTTCTTTACCACCAACATAAGTCTCAAGTTGTGTATATGACTTAGCCATTTCATCGTAATCAGCTTTGCCTTCTTTCCAAAACTTCTCAGGTATATGCTCTGGTCGTTCTTCTTGTGGTACTTCATTTTCAGGTACTTCATCTAGTATTTCTTGTTCGGTAATTTCTTCAGCCATTGTTACTGTCCTCCACTATTTTTTGTGATTGTCCTTTATTACTTCTGCGTTGTATTAAACCTACAATATAACGCTGTCCTTCTATATGTCTTAACTGATGATCAGATACTTCTGGTCCTGCTACGGTTTCAATCGTAATAGACCTTAGATAATTTAAAAATGTTTTACCTGCATCTGATGTGAATAATGCTCTTGATACTGCATTAAGTGCTTCTTCTTGATCTGGCGTTCTTTCCATACCATCAAGCCCTATCAGCGTTTTGACTTTCTTTTCTGCCATGCTACACCTCATGTAATTAATTGTTCCACGTGAAACATTGAGGAAGCAAAGGTACTTTCATTAAACTGTGGGGGTTAAATGTTCTTCACTTCCCACTTGATGATATAAAATTGTTACCGAAAGTCAAGGACTTATTGACCTTCCATAGCTCCTTCGGCTGGAGTGCCTTGCATTGCTTGTTGTGCTTGAGCCATCTGTTGCATTTGTTGCATCATCTGTGCCATTTCTTCTGGGGATCTAATTAATTCTTCTGGTATACCTAGTTTTTTAGCAATATATTTAGCTACTTCGTCTTGTTTAATCATAGCATTAAGTAGTTGTGGCCCTACTCTGCCTTGTATTAAACCTAAAAATCTATCAATATTTACTACATCTGATTGATATTGAGCTTGAGCTAATGGACTAGAAGATTTAATTTGTACTTCTTTACCATTAACAGTAGGTATTTCTATACGCCCTTGTTTTTTTAAAATATAAATTACTCTTGCTAACACAGGATTAACTAGTTCTGCTTGTAATCTACCAAACGCAGCACCTATTTGTCTGGACAAATCAGCTTGACGTTCTGCAACTTCCGTTGCTGACATAGGAGTTTTTTCATTTGGGTTGCCTAACATGTCATTGTATAACGCTTTCTTAATGTTAGTTCGCATATCACGTAATACTAAATCAGATACATTAAAGTTACCTGCTTGTGCTATTGGTTGTAAACCTGCGCTACCTGCTGCTTTCGGAATTACAGTACCTGGAATAAGTGCAATGTTGTCAACATTAATGACTCCATCATCTTCCACTTGGTACATACCAGATATACTCATTTGTGCGTTTTCTAATATTAGTTCAACAACTAAGTTAGACGTTTTAATTGCAGGTAACGCAAATTGCAATGGTCCTCTACCGTATGTTTCACCAGCACATTTAGACCAACGATACGTAATATATGGGTTACTACCCACACCTTTGTATTGTTCATCGTATACTTTATGCTCATAGTCTTTAGCTATTGCACAAAATATATTTACTTCTTCTTTAGTCTGTGAATAATCACGATACAATGTTTCAATAATAGTGATTTCCTTGTCGGGATTGGCTTCCATATCCATAGCCATTTTGTCATTATAAATTGGTTGAGCATATGCAAACGTAAGTTCTTTTAATTTCATCTTACGTGTACGATACACCGCATCTACTTTGTCATCATGACCACTTGTCAAACATACTTGTGGTAATGGAATAGCTTTAAATCTTACTGGTTGAATGGCATCGCCTTCTTCAACTAGTAAAACTCCTGTGCCTAAAGCTATATCAAGAAATGTTTCATGTACTTCTTGAGAAAAATTTGAGTTCTGTAATATTTCAAATACATATTCAGTAACCTTATCTAATGCTAGATTAGTTTCTTTTTGTTGATCTTCTGGTACTTCTGTACCTGCAACAAACTCAGCCCATCTAGCATAGTTAGGTACTATGCCTGATTGCAATCTACTAGCAAATTCTTGTACGCCTACTACTGCCGTCTCATCAAAGATATTATCGGTTCTTCTTCGGCCTGGAGTTTCTGCAAAAAATGATTCTCTTTGCGGTAATGCATATTCATAACATTCTTCAAAGACTGACACCCATTGATCTTTCAAAGACTTTGCATGTGCATATCTTGCTAAAAGTTTTTTAACAGGATTTTGTATTTGAGCTACATTAACTTCTGGTTTGCTATCTATCATTATGCTCCTAAAGTTCTTTTGCTTTGATAACTATCAGCTACGTCAAATCCACTTCCACCTTTTTTAACTCCTGCTAATAGACTTCTTCTACCACGTTTACCTGCTAATACAGCTTGAGTTCTTTCTAATTGTTCAGCTTTAAGTTGTGCAGCAGTTTCTCTTTCTTCTTTAAGCTGTTCTCTTTGCGCACGTCTTGATGCTTCTTGCGCTTCTATTTCTTCTCTTGTTGGTCCTGGTGGTCCTTTTGGTTTAGCAAACGGATTACACATTATCTGTTTCTCCTATCATGTATATTACGCTTTGGCTTCACAGTATAAACATCAAAAGCTCGTTTTGCTACAAAAGGTTTGCTGGTCTTTCCTCCAAGCACTAAACTTCTCCCTTCTCCTGCACCTAACAATAAATACTGTAGGGCATCATGTATATGTGAAAACCTATTCTTGTTTGGTTTCTCATCATAGCGTTCACCACTTGTTTGTATACGCTTATAATGATAACCACCACTAAATCCTTTTATCAAGTTAATACATTTTGGATCAATTAACAAGCCTGATTCTCCATCCGTCATTCTAGTTAATGTAGCATTAACTGCTTCTAATCGTATTAATACATCATTTGAGGGTGCTGGTCTAGCGTTTATTCCTTTGGATCTTAGTATTTGAAAGGGGGTTGCCTCATCTGTTTGCACTCTGTGGTCTCCTGCTGGATCACCAAAAATGTGAAATGTACGTGGAGCATACAATGCCATGTGTTGTTTTAACAAATCAGAGTATCTAACAATACCCATATCCTCCGCTACCAGCTCATCTAGTATTACCCATCTACCTCGTATGCGTTGAGCAAACACACAAGCTGGAGTTAATCCAAAATCTATTCCCATGTAGATTGGTACTTGATCTGCAACCAAACAATCACTCCTGGCTACATGTACATCATGCCTAAAGGAATCATAAACAGGCTTACCATCTTCAATAAGTCCTAATTTGTTAAGGACATACACGTCTATCCAAGATTTAGTCTTACCTCTAATAATATTACGGTAATAATTAGGCGTAAGGTTATTTATATTCTCTGCTTCATCATTTGGTTCATATCTATCTACTATTTTGTCTTTACCTATGATTTCATTCATTGCTGGAGGCTGATTAAAGAATGTCCAGTTATCAGGTTTGACTAACATCTTCGCTTCTTGCTTGGTGAGGTAGTCTGGCAATACAGTCTCCCCTGCAAGTATAGGCCACCAATGTTCAGTATCAGGAGCATTGGTATCACAAATAACGCCATACCAGCTAGGACCACCATCACGCATAGACGGATAACGGCCAACACGCATAGTACAAGCATCGATGATAGACTTTGGAATTTCTCTTGCTTCATTTACCCATACTCCTGTAAGTTCAAGGGATAATAGTTTTTTAACATCTTCTGGTCGATCTAATGCTAAGAAGATAACTTCTAACTCAATATCACCTTTTTTAATCATGTGCGTAAACGGTACGCTGTATAGAAACTTACCCCATTCTTCTTCTGGAAACCAGTCTAACCAAGTCTTGATGGTGGTTGTTTTAAGTTGCGGATTAGTATTTCTTATGACTGCCCATCTACTTTTCCTTATACCTTCTGCATTTGGTTCTTGGGCTAATGCTCTGCGCAATATCTCTATGCAACATGAGACTGATTTACCGCTACCGACAGGACCACGCAATCCACGAAAGAAAGAATCATCTTTCATAAAGGCTTTTACAATAGGGCCTGGTGCTTTATAGTTTAGTGATGCCATACTTGACTGCTAGTTCATAGAGTTTTTCTACGGCTTGTGGCGACATTGCAGCTAAGATTCGATCAGCTTCCATGTCATTTACAAAGTCTTTAGGATAATGTTTCATGTGTTGAGTCTTAACCACCACACGTACTTTATTCCATTGTTCTTTGCTATATACATTTGGGTTTACTACATCCATTATATGTCTACCTTTAATTTAATGTTGCCTCGTTTTAAATCACCTTCTTTTTCAAAATTACCTTCAACGTTTACTCCAGGAGAAATTTCTTTTTTAATACCACCACCAAAATATTTTTCTCCTTGTCTTTCTCCACCATATAAATTTATACCACCTTTTTGTCCTGATAACTCATAATCAATAGGACCAGTTACTTCTCCTGTGCTATCTACTGTTGTTTTAGTTCTAAAATCAAAAACAGAATCTTTATCTTCTATGCCAAAATCAACACCAACATCATAGTTATCAGGAAATAATTCTTGAAACATAATACTGCCATAAGCATTACCAGCAATAGAGTTTCTAATTTGTTCTTTAGTTAAACCATATTGTACTATTTCGCTATTTATATAATCACCAGCATACTTTTCACTAAGATTATTATTAGCAAATTCTTTTTGTTTTCTTACTTTAGATTCTAATTTGACACCGCCTTTAGATAATTTTTCATAATATTCTTGATCAAAATAATTACCTCTATGCATTCCTTTATGCGCTACCATTTTTCCATTTTTACCTTTTTCACTAATAACAAACATTTCATAATTCCCTGTACCTGTTGTTATATAATCTGGTCTTGCTCCAGGTTGTAAAAATTTTTGTGTTTCTCCTACCTTTGCATGGCCTATATAATTAGCTACCTTTAATGCATATTGATTAGTTAACATATTTGCATCAAACGTTTTATTATTATTGCCTCTTTCAAATAAATCAGTTGCATACACTTGACCGTCTGCATTTATCAAAGAACGTATAGCTTCTTCGTAAGTAGTAGCTTTATAAAACTTATTAAACTTTCTATCCATGTATTCAACTTGATCTTCTGCAAAATGATTTAACGAATCAAAGTTTAAAAATTCTTCTGTTTTATAAACTATTTTACCATTTTCTATTTCTGTAGTTGGTATCTTAGTTCCTTTACCTTTTCTACCACCATAGTTAAAAGAACCAGTAGGTTTAGTTTGATGTATTGATTCATGTATAGCTTGTGCTGTTAAAAACATAGCAAAACCATCTCGTTGTTTTTTAGTAAGTTTTGCTATATTAGGATTTTTAGATTTTTTTAATGCTTTGTCAAATGCAATACGCATTAAAACATTATTGTTATTAATAATTTCACGATGTTCTTGATTTTTTGAGTCATAGTTATTGTTACCATAACCCATACCATAACCATCAGTATAAGGTAAAGATTGTAAATCTAACTTTTCTGTCATTACACCACCTGCTGGTTATAAATAATCTCTTTAGCCATCTTTTCAGAATCTTCTTGACTATGACCTTTAATCATTTTGTATTCTACATACTGATCATACTGTCTTTTCTTATCATCATCACGCATCTTTTGTTCACTAGCCATCATAACAGCAGCACGTTTCTCAGCTTTGTCCATCTTAGTTAATTTCTTTTTGGGTGTACCTAACGGTTTTACTTTTGGCATACTACCTCCTAGCAGTTCCAGGCTCTTAGTGATTTGTTGATTCTTGAATTTGGGTCTCTAGCAGTCTTAGCTGACGTTAGTTTAGACTTCATACCCTTCATCCTAGCGCAGAAAGACTTACGTCTAGCTTTGTCTTTGCTAGTCTTAGGTTTGGGTGCAGGTGGTTTTAAGTTACCGCCACCCTGATTGTAACTGGCTCTACCTTTGGCATTGAGTCCACCTTTAGGATTCTTGCCTTCTTTACGTTGCCAGGCTGGAGACTGTGCCATTAGTACTTAATCTTCTTTGGTTTAGTTGTTTTGACTTTCTTTTTCTTCATACCCTTCATGTTTTCTTCCTCATCTTCATTAGTTTATTGCGAACTGCCTTTGGCAGATCCTTCATGTGAAACAACTTCTTACTTGATTTTGTATGAGTCTTGCCAGAATGTAAAGTACCATCCGACATCTTGTGATTAGCACCTGTAAACAATGAGCCGTCTTTAGTGTAATGTGGTACGCCTTTCATTTACAAATTTTCCATATACATTTTATTTGATCCAGACATTATAGATTTTTTCTTTAATATATTTTGATATTTCTTCTTCCTTGCTGCTTCTTTAGCCATTGCTTTTCCTTCTGTAAATTTTTCTCCAGGATCGCCTATTTTTCTTTCTTGTTTAGCTTGTGCTTTATCTTGCATTTCTTTTAATTTGTTTTTATCTTTGCTCAGTTCTTTTTTCTTTTGCTCCATAAATTCTTTTTGCGTTTTCTTACCACCTTTTTTCTTGTACGCTTTATACGCCATCTTTAATGCTTTTAATACTACTTGTGCTAGTGCCATTATGTACTCCTATACTGTTTAGTTTTTTTAGCTATATCCTTTGGTTGACTACTAAACTGCTTATCTTTTGTCGTATCTGCTCTTTTCTTGGCCGTTTTCTTAGCATATTCTTTTGCTGTTAGTCTGGCTATGGCTTTCTTTGGTAGATTTCGTTCTCCTGTTTCACCTTATTTCTTACCTGACTTCTTACCCCAGTCCTTCTTAGACCATTTGGATAACTTGTTGCTAGATTTTTTCGCACCTGAGTATGTACCACC